GGGACAACGGTGCATACGTTGGAATACCCCCCAACGTTGATTAGCACCGTGCTGCGGTTTGATTCGAAGGCCCATACAGTTACCTGACCCCGGGAAGTTTTACGACCACCCAGTGAGTCGCCCAGGCTTACCCTGGGAGAAAGCCTAACGAACCGCGACCAGGACCGGGGACCCCAAGAAAGGGGCAACCAAGCCAAAGCTGCGCGAGTAGAATTCGAGAAGGGCTAGGTCTGAGAACACACTTGCCGGTGTGAACCAGTGGGCAAAGGGAATTTTAAGGACAACCCAAAGTCCGCAAAGGCAAATTATACACCGCCTAAGAGGTGTGGCTTGTTTTTCTCGCTCTGCCACGCGGTTGAAAGAAAGAAAAGCATGTTTTTGACCACTCCGCCTGACTAGGGCGGTTTATGGGTTTTTCTAAATTTTCAAGCCCGAGAATGATCAGGGGCACGCACACACACACAGAAAACCCTCCCGAACCAGGCGATTAGACCCCCAAAGAGGCCATACTCGCAGTGAGTTGGTTAAGTCCCGAAGACGCAAGCTTCTCCCGCACCATTTGTGAGATGCGATCCTCAACTTTCTTGGCCCCCCCCTCAATGAAGGACTCAATCTTGTTGCGGACTGCCGAAACCGTGTTGGTAACGAGCGGCATGGCGGGAGGCGGCTTTGGCACGAGTTGCGAGATGACGTTGTCCTGGTCGACCAAAATCTCGATGTTCATGACATACTCGATCTGGATGACGGAGGGAGACGAAGCCGCAGCGCCGGCCAACTGGATAACCAAGGAACTCCACCCCTCGAAGGTGTACAAGAAGGTGGTTGAAGTGTTCCAGGCTTGCCAGACGTGGGCCTGGGGGCCTTGCGGGTTAGAGAACCAGCAGACCTCGAGGCCGGGGGAGAGGGGGCAGGTGAACACGTTGGTCCCCTGCAGTTGCCCGACGGGAAGAGTTCCCCCGGGTTTCACTCCGTTGCACTCGGTGAGTACGAGGTAACCAGAAGTGGTGTTGACGGCTTGGATGCTACGGACGCAGATTCCGAACGAATTGATTCGGTACTGACTGCCGTAGGTCGCCGCGTTGCCGGCCTGGGAGTAGACGTTCCAGTTGGAAGGCCAGGTGAAGACGCCCGTGGTTGAACCGACGTTTGTCCAGCCGTAGTCAAGGCTGGGCATGTAGGCGAAGGCCTGTGTCCCATTTGCGTCGGTCGCCCCAGGCCCAGCAGCCCGCAGCTGCAGGGCCACTCGTCCTCCGATGGTGTCGTCGGGGTAGAGTGATCCTTTGGCGGCGGGGCAGAAAGGGTCGATGAGGGAACAGATTCGCGGGCCAAGTGCCTGGAAAGCACTTGAGATGCTGTTGCGGCCGCGAAGTCGAGGCTGAGGGCCACGTCGGACAACGACTGGGTAAGGGATGCGAGGTCCCTTACGAGCTGCCCGACGACGTTGGCGTGAGCCGCTTGCTCGCATTGCGCCATTACTGGTGCGCGCGCGGAGGCCCACATTGTGAGGCGTGTTGGTGGCACGATTGCTCATGAAGAGCACTGCGGTGAAAAGCGATGATCACTGAGACGAGTGTGTGTCTAGGGCGCTTTGCGCAAACCCATCGCTGGACGAATTTCACCGAACTAGGGCGGCAGTTGTCAGCTGCACTTCAGTCGGGCCCGAAGAGGGGGAGAGATGGCGGTCATTCGTCGATCGCAACGACGCGCTCGAGATGAGTCCAATTAAGGACGGTCCCGAGCTCAGTGGCGCAGTCCAACAAATCGACAAACTCGGTGAGGTCGGCGTGGGTGAGCCCATACCGCAACATCAAGAAAGCGTAAGTGGACGCATCCGGCTCATGAGGGTGGGAGGCTCGTATGTGGTGGTCGTACTCCACGGGGGTAACCCCAGGAGATAAACGCTTGACACACTCAAGGTACTCACGCAGAAACGGGATGTGCGCGCAAGAAAGCTCCATGCCGAGGGCTACGCCCCGAGGATCATCCTTGCTACTGGAGGTGCTCCAGGGGAGGCGCGAAAGCACCCGCCCGAGCTTGGGGCCCCAAATGGTGCCCACCTCAACCTGCCATGGAATGGTCTGGCAAAACTCGAGTTCACCGAGATTCTTGGCCTCAGCGAAGTCGGAGATGAAGCCAACTTCCAGCTCGCGAGCGTGGAAAGTCGCGGGCTCAACTGGGTGTCCCGAGATGACAGCCCAGTCGTCGCCGTTGCCGGCTATGTGTAGATGGCCGCGGCGAGGCTCCCCAAAAGCGTGGACCTTACCCGTGAGGTTCCTGAGAATTGAACTCACGGAGGTGGCGGAGGTTCCGGACCCCAGCTTATACTCGGTTGAGTAAACCACGTCTACCCTTTGTCCACGGCCCGCGAGCGTTTGGCTCCCGAGGCGGCAGAATTTATAGTCGGGGTTGTCGACTTTATCGGTGGTGAGACGCATCTCGTAGTCAAAGATGTCGCGGGTCCGTCGAGTTTCAAACTTGTTCTCGTCCCCGCAGTAAACGTAAGCACGTCCACAAACACCCGTGACACAGGAAATAGCGTCGTCCAGCCAACCGCCAAAATTTTCGGCAGTTGCATCAGGCCCATTGACCCAGACCATGGGAGACTCAGTGCAAACGGAGAGCCGTTTGCGTATCATCTTGGCGTAGGTCCAGTCGTAAGGCCCGGTTGTCACCGTGTACGTGGGCTTGTAGGCCACGACCAGGCGTTCATCAATGTTGGGCGGCCCCGCAGCCG